CACTTAGAAACAACACCAGAAAAGAGATTTAAAAAGAGCGTTAAAATATTAACTCAAAAAGAAGAAAACACCAAATTCATATATCTTCCAGCGTACTCTTACTCTTTTGTGGAAACTATTATAGACAGACCTAATGATGTGACCGTGCCTGTTTTCGATATTATTACACATAATGACAATAATAATCCAATTAGCTTTGATGGCGAGTTCTTACCTGAATTAGCAATTGAAATAACTGATAAAATTGGTAATATTGATCTTGATCTGTATCAATATAAAAGTATTACCACTAATTATTTTCCTAAAGGCCCTAATAATATCATCCTAAGTGAGAGTTCAGAATCATTTGGCTTGAGCTGTGAAAATCAAGAAGATAGTCTACAATTTCAATGTGTGACGAGAGGTAGGAACGTTGATAATAAAGACCCTTTCCACATTCTAAATACAGCTATACAGAGAAATAATGATGCCCCTATCGAGCTTTCCGACGAAGAACACGACAAAATTAGTGAAGAAATGTTTAATTCTTTCTTAAAATACAAAAACAAAAAATATGTAGCAGTTGATTTACACGATTTGTACAACTTGTGTCAAGCACAGTATTTGTCGAAAGTTAAAGAAAAAAATGATGAGATCCAGATAGCGGAACTCGATATGCATACTAATGAATATAGAAAAATAAATTGGATGGTTAAGAAACAAATCAAAGCGGCTAGTAGAGTTGATGACATTATTAAAGGAAAAATGATTAATGGTCATTATCAAATCAAAGCTGGTCAAGGAGTTAGTGCTCAACAAAAATGTGTGAATAATGTTGTTGGTGCTGTGGTTCGAATGTTGTCGATCCTAGTGAAAATGTGGCAGGACGACAAGATTATTGCATGTTATGGTCAAGACTGCATGAAATACACAAGGAGCAGATTTCGCGAAAATTTGAGTGGTAAAACTGTTAAAAAAGTATACGCATTTGATATTTCCCAAAATGATACTTTACATGGCAGATGGTCTTTCACTTTTATGAACAAATTGTACGAACATTTCGGATTGACAGCTTTTGCAAGTCAGTTACTGGAAAGCATTAATAGTGAATGGTTAATTTCGACCGACCATTTTTACATGCTCTGCCATGGACATCTCCAGTCAGGAAGAGCTGATACTCTAGACAAAAATAGCTTCTGTGACCTATACCTCGTACTTAGTTCCTGCATAATTAATAACTTGCATTGCGTATTATATCAAGGTGATGATGTTAACATACTAGCTGAACAATTATTATTTAACCCACTTGATGTTTTAAAACCTTATTTCAAATTGGAAACTAGTGTTATTGGTAAAAGTGTTGGTATGTTGATTAATAATGATTTGACTGTCGATCTGGTCAATTTGACAAATAAAATACTGAGTAGAAATTACTACGATAAGGATAAAGTATATAATAACATCAAAGAATACCAAACAGCTGTGATCGATCGGATTAAAAATATAGTTGATCAGGAAGAAAGAAATTTATGTATACAATATAATTCATTCTATTATCAATTGAATATCGGTGAAGTTGAAGCTTTATTTAATTTCGTAGGCAATTTCGCCTATAGTGATGTTGAATCTATCCTCCCTTTTCTAAAC